GCCTGAGATAGCTGTAGCAAGCGTAGTCTGTTGCAGAGCAGAGTTAAAGTGAATGTTTGGTATGCGAACTCTTGCGCCTGTGGGTATCTTTGTACCGTTAGTTCCATTACCCATTCGCACTTGGGTTGTCAAAGGGTTGAAGAACAACACCTTACCAACTTCACTACCACCAACTTGTGCTGGATTGATTAACGAACCATTACGGATAATGTAACTTGTTCCTGCCCCAATAACACCGCCTGTGTAGGTCGTGCCATCCAACTCTTGAATGGTCATAGATGTAGTAGAAGCGACAGCACTTATAACAAAGTCACGGGCAATGCTTGGCAGTTTGAATGGCAGACCAATGTTTGCACTAACAAAGTTTGTACCTGTGCCTGTTACCGCACCACCAGCCGTAACCGCTACCGTTCCTGTAGTAGCGTTTGGCGCATTAAAAGCATAGGTATTGACTGTGCCGCCAGTAACATCCTCTGGTATTGCTTGCCATACTTCCCATATGTTTGTGCCGCTACCTGTCTCGACTTGAATCATTGTCGGGTAGTCAATAGACCTACCGCCCACGCTGTTAGAGCTAAACAATACTTGATTGTCTGTGCCAGTAGAAGTGCCTACAGTAATCCAGTCACCTCTTACTTGCAACACACCATTTTGCTGAACCAAGAACCCACCTGAGTTGGAGTTGTTCTGCATATAGAACTGTTGCACATCAGGGGTAGTCGTGCTGCTGTTGCTAACCTCAATACGACCAGTACCGAGAGCTTGAATCAACCTTGGTTGGATTGACCATTGGCTATTAATAGTAAGTGTAACGCCATCCAAGACGTTGATAATATCGTCTTGAGCATAAGTAACTGCTGTAAGATTTCGTGAGGTTGTTACGTCAATGGTTGCCATTTATAAAGTTACCTGTGTAATAGAGGTTAATATACCTGAAGTATAATTAAATGTTTTACGAGTTGTAACACCTTTTCTAGTAAAATCTAACCGAGTTAGTAATCCACTAGTGTATGTTAGTGTAGAAGTTTCACCACTACTGTAAGCAATGGAAGTTAATAACCCACTTGTATAAGTAAATGTAGGTCCAATAGGTTTTTGGAGAGCTTCTATAGCATCTAATACAGGCTGAGAAGTGCCACCGCCATTAGTAGATATAGATTGTATTTTAGCAGAAGTATCAGGAGAAATCACTGAACCAGCGTCAATTTCTTTCCCGTTAGATAAGGTGATTACTAAAGAACCATCAAAATCCACCTGTGCATCGGTAATGGATACACCATCTTCTCCATCTTTCCCATCTTTACCATCAATGCCGTCTTTACCATCTTTACCATCGGCACCGTTTAAACCATCTTTACCATCCTTACCATCTTTGCCAGTTTCACCTACAAAATTATGAATTTCAGGTGGATTGTCTTTTAGAACTTGTACATCATTCTTAAGTTCCCCAACAACTTGCGCTAATAGTAGTAGTTTATCCATTTGGTTTTAAAGCTTTAGTAAAAGATTCATTAGATGATTTAGATTCTTCCATCTGCATTTTAACAATGTCTAGATTTTGTTGTCTATCCTTCTCTTTTAAATCTAACTCTTTCTCTTTAAGCAACAATTCTGATACTTTAACACGACGCTCAAACTCTTTGTCGTCCTCTTCTCCTTCTTTTAGATTAGTAGAGAGAGCTGCTACTAGTTTAGCCTTAACTACTTCAGGTTCAAGCTGTGTTTCAACAGCAATTTGTTGTGCTTCTGCCTGTTGTTTACCAGCTTTAGTGTTAAGATCTGCAGTTTGTGCCGCTATTAAGCCCATTTGAAGCTGCATTTGCTGCATTTGGATTTGTTGTTGCTGTGGATCAGGTTGTTGAGCCTGAGCTAACTGCTGAAGTAGCTGTGTTTTGTTAGCTAAGTTAGAAGTTTCCAATACACCCTGCATTAAAATAGGTAATAGAGGACTATCTGGACCTAAAGTTTTCATTAAGTTGATGAATTGCTGTTGTTCTACCTCACGAGCCAGCATACCTAGAGTAGAAGAAGGGATAAATTTCCAGTCTTTTGTCTTAAAGTGATCTGGATCAAACTGCATGAATCTCCAAGCTGCCTTTTCTATGAATGGAATGAGGAAACTATCTTGGAAATTAACAAGAGTACGTTTATTTTTCTTAATAATAGCAGAAAGAGCAAACGACATGTTAGCACCTTCAGGTTGAGACTGCATTCCTGCAGTATCCATAGTACCTGTAGCCTGCAGTAACATCTGTTCGAACTGTTGTGCTGTCTGAATGTTAGCACCATCTACTGTACCAAACTTGAATGGCATTAAGATTTCAGCTGGATTACCGTTAGTAAGAATAGTTTTACCTGGACGTACTTCAAACTTACTACCACGAGGTAGACGAGTAGCGTCCATAGCCATCATAGGCACGGTTGCAAGGGCTAAACTATCTAAGTGGCTACGTAACTGTGCATCAATAGCTTTCTGCATGTTGTAGCCCTTCTCTGCAACGCCACGACCCCAGAAACGATTAGGGATAGTATCATCTTGATAAGCAACTACTGGACGATCTTTCATCATGTAAGGAGATTGCTCTGCCTTAAGAAGATAAGATTCATTAGCAATTACTACTACTGCTTCTACTAAATCTCCATACTCCTCCATGAGGTCACTCATATCACCATTTTTATTGGAGTTTTTATTCTCTGCAAATAAGTCTACAACTTCTCCATCTTCTTTCATGGCACTATCAAGTAGATGTTTAGGTACTAAGCCATAGTAACGTAGTACTCGAATCTTATCGTCATCATATTGTTCATCAATGAAACTAGCTTCTAGATCAGAATCAGGAGGAGACTCATCACCTAGTAGTTTACTATCTTTATAAATACCTTGTTTAATAGCTTGTGCTACTGAGTGTGCTGATACAAACTCTTCAATTGCTACACCCATAGCATCTTCAATAGAAGTAGCGTTAGGATCTATAAGGAAGTTCTGAGGATTAATTGGACGTAGAGTTACATTAATTTTATCTACCTCTTGTACACCAATAGCAGATACATCTAAACCTTCCATAGGTTGAGTGGTAGGGATTAGTTCTTTAGATTTTTTAACAGTAATTTCACCAATACCTGTACCATAGATAGAAGCTAGAAGGATTACATCTCCTACTGCTTTACGAACTTTGTTCTTCTTAAAGCACTCCTTCATGTAGCGTTTCATGTACTCTACATCTGTAGGATCATTGTCCATCATGTCATCATCTATGTCAAATAGATAATCACCTTGACCAAAGACAGCTTCTTCTATCTCAGCTGTGTGATTTTCAATAGCTTGTTGTAGAGCAGGAGAAGTAATACGACTACGTTCTGATATACGAGTAATATCTTCTGCAGCCCAGATACCTCGCCACAAACGTTCAAACTCTTTCCAATCTTCAAGATAGTTCGTATCACGATGATCTCGCCACTCTGTAACGCTATCATTAATCCAATCTACTAGTTTATTAGAACTCATTTTAATATCCCGTTATGTTATCTAAAGGTTCGTACTGCTCTTCACTATCGTAATCGTGGAAGTATTCTACTATCTGTATTTGATCTATGTATGCTACCGCATCTATTAAGTCATCGTGCAACTGTGAGTTAGGAAAGTTAACCAATTGATCAATGAACTCATTGTTCCAAGACCCGTAGTTTAACGAAACCTTTCCGTGTTCGAAGCGACCTTGGAGAGCCCAGACGATTCGATCTGTTTTCTTTTGGTTACCGTGAGTAACGTCATCAATCCTAAAGTAGTGGTTGTGCCTACGCATAAGGTCAGTAAGGTAAGGTAATGCAGCATTCTTTAGACTCCCTTTTTCAATACCTACAGCTACGGGTTCATACTTAACTACTGCAGACATTATCTGAGAACAAGTCTCTTTAATATCCCACCTACCGTGTAGTACATCTGCTATCCACCAACCACCATCGTGTACCTTGACTACAGCAATAGCTGTCTCATCTAGTTTTTTATTCTTATTACCAGACTCTTTATCAACATTAATAAAGCCAGCCAAGTCAACTGCAACGAAATAACGACCTTCGTTAGGTTCTTCTTCATCTATGTGTATCCACTCTTCTTTAAATAGATCCCTACTTGCTGCTTCAAATGAAGCCATAAACTCTTGTCTAAACGCAAAGCTAGACATAGATAACTTTGCTGCTTCTATCTCTTCTTTAGGTAGAAGAGGATTATCATAAGAAGTGTAGTGGAAAGATCTCCAGTCTTGATCCTTCTCTCCCTCACTGTACTTAAACAATTCGTAGAAGTGGTTACGTCCTTTAGGTGTCCCGATAAACAGAGCACCACCTCGAACGTCAGCTAACGCTGGTCTCAAGATCTGTTCGAACACTTGAGGCTTCATGTCAGCGTACTCATCGATTACTACATACGCTAGACCAACACCCCGAAGAGTATCTGGTCTATCTGAACCCTTAAGATAAATCTTACGTCCGTTAACAAGAGTAAGTACTGAAGTATTCTCGTGGGCAGATGCTGTTACATCTCGTGCTATCTCTTTAAGAAGAGACCAGAGAATATCCCTTGCTTGCTGATAAGTAGGTGCTACGTAGAACACATCCTTCTCAGTACTCTTTAGTGCCTCAATGATCAAGGTCCAAGCTGCTAGTCGAGACTTACCAAAGCGTCGACCTGCTGCTACTACTTTGAACCTGTGTGGATCGTTGAATATCTCTAACTGTTTATCGTGAAGCTTTACCTGAAGATTAGCCATCTATTGGCTCCTCCTCTTGCTCTACGTATTCAGCTTCTATAGGTTCTTCTTGGTTTTCTTTTATGCCTACTTCACCTACGCCCATGATCTGAATAGTAATCCCCTTGTTACCCTTATTCTCTTTCTCGAAATAAGATGTAGGGATCATACGATCTATAAGCAGTTTAAGACAAGCCATCTGATCAGAGTCGTTGTCATCTAAAGCTTTGTCCATTACTTTTTTTACTACAAGAGTACTCTTACCTGTGAGCATAGCAGCAAGGATCTCTTGCGACTTAGCCTTAGTCTTCTCTGGTAGAATAGCAGGTGGAGTGTAGTCTCTCTTAGGAGGAGCAACCTTAACGGTTAACCCTAGAGCAGCTCTAATCTTGTTAGTCTCCTCTCTACTTCTCCTACCTTTTCTACGAGGCTTAGGTGCAGCCTTTACCGTATCAATTGTTTCTTCAGTCATTAATTATTCCCGAGATTGGTAATCAATTATTACCAGGTTTAGATCTTTTGCGCTTTACTTCTTTCATTGCATTCTCTTTAGCTGAGACGACTCGTACGTTAGACTTCTTGTTGGAACCACCAGAGTCTAGAGGTTTCTTGTGATCTGCTTGTCTTGGATCCCCTACTTTGAGTCCAGCTTCTTTACGAGCTTTGTTACGAGCAGCACGATCTTTAACACGCTTAGTGCTAGAGGTCTTCTCCCACTCTAACTCTTTTTTATAATCTCGTTTGCCGTTTGTCATGTATGGCATGCGGTATACTCCATTAAAAAATCTAACTAACTATGTAATCATTATATCACAGAAGAAACTAAAAGTCAAGTAAATTCTAAAGAAGAAAGAATATATTTATATTTAAGAGAAAGGATATTGACTTTAGATTAGAAATATGATATAATATTCTTATATTGATCAATTAGAGAAACACTACTTCTAAAATCTCCGTTTTTAAATAGAAAGAGATTTCTACTAAGTAGTAATGTCGAAGATCGATATAGTCAATATCATCTCTCTACTTCCCTCCTTTATTGCCCACCAATACCCTATTATAGGGACCAGTTCAATTTAGCCTTTGTTGTGTCTAAGTGGATACATCATTAAATTCTTATGCTCTTCGTATGACACCCCCCCCTATCTTGTCCAATGACAGCTAGATGGAGAGGTAGTTAGCTGTAACATCATTGACTACTATGTTCACTATAGTCACTGGAGTAAGTGTGTGATGTGGTGCACATACAGTCTATTCTACCCATCTCTATCTTTATAATATACTGCTATCCAATTGTAAGTGGTTAGTATTTTATTAGTTGTATGTTATTGATTTATTTATATATTTATTATCATTGTCCGTTAGCAATAACTATGGAGATAACTGTGTCCTCTAACCATCTCATTGTGCTTTGGGCTGTTGTGCCATTAGAGCACGAGCATCTTAAGCGAACTTCTGCTTTCGCATCGTAGTCTGTTACGTCAACACGAGCATTTAGTTCTAAAGGAACAGTGGTGATTTGTAACGAAGCATGTAGCTAATTGCATCACCTTAGAGTAACTGTTCTGCTAAGGAGTTTAAGTAGCCTCGTTAGAGTTTACCATTACCGTGTTGTAAGCGCATTCATATGAAACCAAACCGCTGTGTTGCCAAGTTCTCCTAAGTTAATGTAGCGTTGCCCCAAACCGTCGATAGAAACACAAAGCCGAGTCAACATCAAGTGCTCTAGCCTAAGCATCTGCGAGATACCTAGAACAATGTCGAAAAGGCACGCCATTGTTCTACGTATCTGCAGCCTGCTAAGGCGAGATCACCTGACATCGCCTCGTCTTTGTGTTTCTAACGACTGTGGCAACCGCCACATTAACTAAGGAGAACTACCATGGCAACACAGCAATTTGATTTCAATGAATACAACAAGGTAATGGAAAACGCTAACAGCGGACTTAAACTATACTTAGCAGAACAGTTGCTAGGTGATGCGTTAGCTACTATGCTTCGTTACAAATCACCTCTGTTCCAAGAACTAATGGATGCTCGTGATGAAATAACAGACATCCGTGCGAAAGCAAAGAAGTTAGCTGAAGCTCGTGAACGCTCTAACGGCACTACAGCTTAAGCACAATGAGTTGGAGAGGACATCAGTTCTCTCCGACGTTATTGCTAACTATGTTTTTTTGGAGGTAGTCGGTCATGTGTTTAGAGTTTGAGATTCAGTTTAAAAGCATTATCAATAAATTTGTGAGGGAGTGTGAGTTTTACATTGATGCTCCTTCTAAAGATATTGCACTTGCAAAAGCGTGGACTCGTCTCAATAAAACATATGGTGATACCTCTTCATTC